CTCGGCGGCGGCTCCGTCGTCAAGCCGCTGGAGCTGTGCAGCTACACCGAGCTGTGGCGCATCGTCGCCGCGCTCAACAAGCACCTGCAGCGGCAGAGGGAACGCGCATGAGCGGCCACGCCATGCTCGCCTTCGCCTTCTTCGTCGGCGCCGGCTTCGGCGCGGTGGTCGCCTGGGCCTGGTTCGAGCGCACCGCCCGGCCGCGCCAGTTCAAGATCGTCATCGACAAAGAGCTGGCCAGGCAGATCGACGAACGAATCGTTATGGCTTGGCTCACCTCGCGCCGGCTGGTGTGGATGCCGATGGGCATGGAGACTTTCGTCAAGGGGAAAACACGATGAGCGAAGCCCAGCCCAGCCTGGTGGAACGCGGCTACCCGGAGCTGCTGGCGGACCTGGCCGACCAGGTCGCCGCCAAGCTGGCCGAGAACGGCATCGAGCTGGAGCGCGCGGCGGACATCGGCCTGGCGATCGCCGAGCACATCCGCAGCAACTGGTCCGGGCAGAGCCTGTACCTGCCAAAGGGCGAAAAGTACGAGCTGTCGCGCCGCGATCTGGAGATCTTCGAGCGCTTCAACGGCACCAACCATGAGCCGCTCGCCCGCGAGTACAATCTGACCGTCATGCGCATCTACCAGATCGTCAAGGCCGTCCGCGCCGAGATGATCAGGAAGCGCCAGGGGTCTCTTTTCTGAGGGGGCATCATGAAGAAACTCATCATCGCCTTTGCCGCCGCGCTGCTCTCGACGGCATCTATCGCCGGCTCCACCGCCAGCCTGTGCGGGCAACTGACGGCCGAGCAGGACGGCATCAAGTGCAGGGTGAGCGGCATCGACGGCCTCGGCAGCACGCTGCTCATCAAGGTGCACGCCCGCAAGGGCGACGACGAGGCCCGCGTCGCCAGGGCCAAGGCCGCCACGCGCCAGGCCATCGACACCTTCCTCGCCGAGGGCGGCGTTTTCATCAAGATGCGCACCACGCGGCCGGACGGCGTCGAGGTCGAGCGCACCTGCTCGAAGGTGAAGGGCAGGAAGTCCGAACACTGCGGCGAGTGGTCGCCGGTGAAGGGGTAGTGTGCATCGTCTCGCAACGCTCATCTTCGTGGCCTTGTCCGTTACGGGGTGCGGTGAAACCGGGAAGACCGTCAGCCTCAAGCTGCAGCCCGGTTTCCCGCCGACAGACGTTGCCGCCGCCGAGCAGGCGGCGCGAACGCTGTTCGATGCCTGCCCAGGCATCGGGCGCCACTGGGGTGATCTGACGGCACCGCAAGGCATTGCAATCCGCCCCGCCAGCCTCACGGATCAGAGGGAGCGTGGCTGGAAGCGGGCAGCGGCCGTCGATCTGGTGGTTGCGGATCACCTGCAGTCGATGCCGAAAACCTATCGCGCCGCAGGCCAGCACTGCCACTTCGAGATCGGTATCGAGCCGCCTCTCGGCGTTGCCGTGGCCAAAGCCGCCTGTGTCTCTGTTTGCCTGGATAGAGACGCGACCGAAACGTCGGCTTTCATCCCCCACTGATCGTTAGTAAAGCCCTTTAGCGGAACCTCTCCGCCCGCATGCGTAGCCTACGCGCATGCGGGAAATCAGCCTGATCGTCATTCACTGCAGCGCCACGCCGAACGGCCGCTGGGTCTCCACGCTCGACATCGACCAGTGGCACGCTGCGCGCGGCTTCAAGCGACAGGGGGTGTGGCGCGCCCGGCAGAATGCTCAGCTCGGCAGCATCGGCTACCACTTCGTCGTCTATACGAACGGCGCCATCGCCACCGGTCGCCATCTCGCCGAGGTCGGTGCCCATGTCTACGGAAACAATCGCAACTCCATCGGTATCTGTGTTGCCGGCACCGATCAATTCACGCGAGCCCAATGGAGCAGCCTGGCCGCTCTGGTGGATCGGCTTCGCAAGGAGTTCCCCGACGCACGCGTCACCGGCCACCGCGATCTCTCGCCCGACAAGGATAACGACGGCCTGGTCGAGCCCTGGGAGTGGCTGAAAACCTGCCCCGGCTTTAGCGTCGCCGCGTGGCTGCGGACGGACATGTTGCCGCGCCCCGGACACATCCTGGAGGAACCGGCGTGAGAGTCATTCTCCTGCTCGCCATCCTCTGCGCCTCGGCCCTTGCGCAGGCTGCGCCCGACGCCATGCAGGAGACACGCTACTGCGGCGAGCCGCGCCGCGATGCCCAGGGGCGAATCCTGCGCCGCGCCGACGTGCTGGTCGCCTTCCGCAAGCTGTACCCCTGCCCGGTCACCGGCCGGCACCAGGGGGCGTGCCCAGGCTGGGCCATCGACCACACGATTCCGCTGGCCGTAGGCGGCTGCGACGCCGTGCGCAACCTGCAGTGGCTGCCCTCCGCAATCAAGTCGTGCGCGGGCACGGTCTGCAAAGACCGCTGGGAACGGCAGGTCTATAAGCGGGCCGCGCAGTGACCACCATCCACATCGTCCACGGCATCCACGTCGAGCAGCGCGGCGGCAGCCCGCGCCTGCTGGCGCCCTACCTCAAGGAGGCCGGCTTTACGGTCAAGGTGCGCAGCTACGGCAAGCTCAAGTGGTGGCAGGCGCGCTTCGCCAACGCCAACCTGGCCGCCTGTTTTGCAGACTCGATGCGCAAGGGCGACATCGTCATCGGCCACTCGAACGGCGCCGCGCTGGCCTGTCTGGCCGCCGACTACGGCGTGCCGCTCGGCGGCGTGGTGTGCATCCAGGGCGCGCTCGATGCCGACCGCGAATGGGCGCCGCAGATCCCGTGGGTCGATGTCATCGCCAATCGCGGCGACGGCGTGCTCACCGCTTCGACGTTTCTTTTCGGCCACATGTGGGGCGCCCTCGGCCGCGACGGCTACAACGGCCCGGCGGATTCGCGCATCGCGAACATCTTCACGGACGAACGCCGGCCGGAGGGCTTGCCCGAGGTGCTCGGCCACTCGCAATTCTTCACGCACGACGTGCTCGCGGCCTGGGGGCCGTGGTACGCCGCGCGCATTCGCGCTCACCTGGAGACCCGATCATGAAACACCTGCACAAGCTGATTTACGCCGCCGTCCTGGCGGGCCTGACTTTCGCCGTCCATGCCGGCGCGCTCACCGATTACGCCGAGAACAAGATCGTCGATGCGCTGCTGCGCGGCCAGGCCATCGGCACGCCGGCGACGTGGTACGTCGCGCTCTACACTACCTGCCCGACCGACTCGACGGGCGGCACGGAGGTGTCCGGCGGCAGTTATGCGCGCGTCGCCGTCACGGCCTCGTTGGCGAACTGGGCCGGCACGCAAAGCGCCGGAAGCACTACGGCCAGCTCCGGCACGGGCGGTACGACCAGCAATAACAACGCCATCACCTTTCCGGCGCCGACGGCCAACTGGGGCGTGGTGAACTGCTGGGGGCTCACGGACGCGGCCAGCTCCGGCAACCTGTGGATATACGCCGCGCTGACGGTGCCGAAGACCATCAACAACGGCGACGCCGCGCCTTCGTTCGCCGCCGCCGCCGCGACCTTCCAGATCGATAACTGATCATGCTGGCCATTGGCGCATCCGTCCGCGTCCTTCCGCCGTTCGGCGATGGCGTAACCGTATTCAATATCGCCGAAGTCCAGCACTTCGATGGTAACGGCGAGTTCTGCGACCCGCCCGGCGCCGGCGCGCAATACCTGTTGTCCGACGGGCGTGCCTACCTTGCGGAGTTCGTCGAGGCGACATGATCACCACGCTCGACCAACTGATCGATGCAATGGCCAATGCCAGCGAGTCGATCGTCATCAGCAAGGCCAGCATCGCCACGCAGGCCGCCGGCGGCTTCTCCTCGCTGTGGCGCGCCACCGGCACGCCGGGGCAGGGCGCCATCCCCGGCGCCGCCGCCGTGTGCACCAAGAGCCTGCTCGGCGCGCTGAAAGACTTCGCCAACGCCGGCGGCGGCGAAAGCGTCTATCTCGGCCGGCTGTTCCTCTTGTCAGGCAACAGCGCCACCGACGTGCAGCTGCACGACCGCCTGGCGCACATGGGTGGCCTGTCCGGCACGGTGACGGCTGCGCAGACGGTCAATCTCAGCGTCGCCTCGCTGATCGGGTCGCGCTGCAACGCCGACTGCCAGGGCGTGCAGTGGTGGATCGAACAGTACACCGACATCGGCACCACGGCGGTGAGCGCCACCGTGACGTACACCGATGCGAACGACGTTGGCAGCAAGACCGTTTCGGTGGGCATCGGCGGCGCCTCGCCGCTCAATCAGGACAGCCGCATGTTCCTGATTCCCGACCCGGCCGACGGCGTCGCCATCAAGAGCATCCAGACGATCCAGCACGCCACCACCGGCACGGCCGGGAACTATGGCATCACCGCGACCAAGGCGATCGGCGGATTGTCGCTCGGGCTGGCCAACAACGGCAGCGTTGCCGACTGGGCGTCCCTGGGCCTGCCGAAGGTGCCGAACGATGCCTGCATCTTTCCGATCGTGATCTGCGGCACCACCAGCACCGGCACCCTCTACGGGAATGCCAAGCTGATCACCGGCTGACACATGAGCAGAGTCTGGCAAATCGGCTCTCCCTATCGTGGCGCATCGCCCGCCTGGTGGGAGATCAATGTCGCGCCGATCGCACAGGGGGCATTCTTCGAGGCGGCCGGCGCGGCCGGCGCCCAGTTCGAAGGCGCGGCGGTGGCGCAGGCTGTAAGCTCGGCCGACATTTCGACGCTGGTCAAGCTGCTCGGTCTCGGGCAGGGCCTTGCGGCAGCCTCCGGGGCGCTGACCGCACAGATCACCCTCGCCGGCGCGGCGATCGCCGCGGCGTCGTCGAGCGGCTCGTTGGCCACGCCGATTGCCCTGAGTGGCGCCGCGCTGACCGTGTCGTCCGCATCCGGAGCTCTGACCGCACAAATCCGCCTCGACGTGGCGGCGCTCGCGTCTGCCGCCGCCTCGGCGGGGCTCACGGCCGCCATTTCCCTGACCGGTGCCGGCCAGGGCCAAGCCGGGGCGGGCGGCAGCCTGGCAACCGGCATCCCGCTGGCAGGCGGCGCGGCGGCGCAGGCGGAGGCGAGCGGCATGATTGCGACAGCCGCCGCGCAGCTTGCGGGAGACGGCCAGGCTGCGGCATCGGCCGCCGCCGTGCTCACCGTGCAGATCCTGCTCGAAGGCATCGCGCAAGGCGTGTCGCTCGGAGAGGCGATGCTGACCACGCAGATCCCGCTTACCGTCGCGGCGATCGCTCAGGTGCTGGCCGGCGGATCGCTCTCCGCGTCGATCGATCTCTCCGGCCTTGCAACGGCCGAGCCTGCGGCGGCAGGCAGTTTGACGGCAGGCCTGCCCCGTCCGGTCGCCAACCGCCTCTTCACTTCGACCGCCACGGCGCGCGCCTGGACGGCGCAGGCGCTCCGCCAGCGCCGGGAAGCCGTGCTTGCGGTGCGCCGCTGGCAGGCCGACGCCGTGCCGAGCCGCTTTGCGATCGCTGCCTCAGCGCGCAGCTATGAGACATCGCTGTGAAAACCGAATTCTGGCCGAAGAAAGACCCCGTCGAAAAAGTGTGGGCGACCTTTGCCTACGGCGCGGCATTGGAACCGGGCGAAACCATCGCGTCGGCGGATCTGGCGGTCACCCTCAAGCAGGGCACGGATGCCCTGCCTTCGGCGATCCTCGACGGCGCCGCCCTGCTGCTGGCAGGCGGCCGTGTCATGCAGCGCATTCAAGGCGGGGCCGATGGCGCGTCCTATCTTGTCCGCTGCGCCGCCACGACATCGACGGGACGCATTCTGCTTTTGGCCGGCGTGGTGCCGGTGGAGGAAATCGCATGACGGTTCAACTGGAGCTGTGGCAACTCATCATGCTGCTGCTGGCTTTTTTCGGGGCCGTATGGTCCTTCGGCAAGGTGCTCATGTCGCAGTTCAAGCAAAGTCTGGATGTGCGTTTCGCCGCTCAGGAGACCGCGCGCGCACAGGCGCAAACGCACTGGGACACCAAGTTCGCCGGCCTGGAGCGCGCCAGCATCGCTGAGGCCAACCAGTGGCAGCGCGTCGAACGCGACCTGCTTTCTCTCAAAGCCGACCTGCCGGTGCAGTACGTGCGCCGCGAAGACTACGTCCGGAACCAGACGGTGATCGAGGCGAAGCTCGACGCGGTCGCTCTGAAAATCGAGAACATACAGCTCAAGGGGGCACAACGATGAGCATCGATCAAGCCAAGGTGCGGCGGGAATCCCTGCGCTGGTATCTCATCCTGGCGCTTTACAACGCCCGCCCGGAGGAGGTCTGCGAGGACATCGTCCAGGCCACCATGCGCTCCATCTATCCGGATGTCACGCCGCTGGAAGTGCGCCGCGAGCTGGACTACCTGGCCGATCGCGGCCTGGCGCTGCTGCGCAAGGAGCCGTCCGGGCGCTGGTGGGCGGATCTGACGCGCTACGGCGTCGACATCGCCGAGTACACCACCGACTGCGAACCGGGCATCGCCCGGCCGGTGAAGTACTGGATCGGCTGACATGGCGCGCAGAAGCAGCGTCGAGGCGTTGCCGAAGGCCGTTCGCGAATGGCTGGACCGCGCCCTGATCGAGGGAAATTTCAGCGGCTACGAGACGCTGGAGGCGGCACTCGGCGAACGCGGGCACCAGATCAGCAAGAGTGCCATCCACCGCTACGGCCAGCCGCTGCAGCGCCGTCTGGCGGCGATCAAGGCCAGCACCGAGGCGGCGCGCCTGCTCACCGAGGGCGCCGCCGACGATCAGGATGCCCGCTCCGAGGCGGTGATCGCCCTGGTGCAGACGGAACTCTTCGAGACGCTGGTCAACCTGCAGGAAGCCACCGACGAGACCATCGACCCGGCGCAGCGCGTCAAGCTGCTCTCCACGGCAGCGAAGAACATCGCCACGCTCTCCCGCGCTTCGGTGAACCTCAAGCGCTTCCAAGGCGAGGTGCGCGACCGCGTGCGCGCCGCGGCCGACTCGGTGACCAGCGTCGCCAAGAAAGGCGGCCTGACGGCGGACGCCGTCGACGCCATCCGGCGCGAGATCCTCGGCATCGCGGCATGACGACGCCCTCCGTCCTCCTGGCCTACCAGCAAGCCTGGGTTGCCGACAGCAGCCAAGTCAAGGTCTGCGAGAAAAGCCGTCGCGTCGGCCTGTCCTGGGCGGAGGCGAGCGATGCCGCGCTGACCGCCGCCTCCAGCCGCGATGCCGGCGGAGACGACACCTGGTACATCGGCTACAACCAGGACATGGCCAAGGAGTTCATCCGCGACGTCGGGAATTGGGCCAGGCACTACCAGCTCGCCGCAGGGGAAATGGAGGAAGCGGTCTTCAAGGACGAAGACAAGGACATCCTCACCTTCGTCATCAAGTTCGCCTCCGGCTTCCGCGTCACGGCGCTGTCATCGCGCCCTTCCAACCTGCGCGGCAAGCAGGGCATCGTCGTCATCGATGAAGCGGCCTTCCACGACGATCTGCAGGGGCTCATCAAGGCCGCGATGGCGCTGCTCATGTGGGGCGGCAAGGTGCGCATCATCAGCACGCACGACGGCGACGCCAACCCGTTCAACGAACTGGTGCTCGACTGCAGGGCGAAGAAGGTGCCCTACAGTCTGCACAGGATCGAGTTCCGGGAAGCCGTGCGTCAGGGGCTGTATCAGCGAATCAGCCTGTCTACCGGCCGGGAGTGGACCCCGGCCGCAGAGGAAGCCTGGGTGGCGGAGATGTACGCCTACTATGGCGACCACGCAGCCGAGGAACTGGACGTCATTCCAAGCTCCGGCAGCGGCGCCTGGCTCACCCGCGCCCTTATCGAGTCCGTCATGCAGCCGGATATCCCGGTGCTGCGCCTGGTAAAACCCGCCGATTTCGTCCATGCGCCTGCGCATATTCGCGAGGCGGAGATCCGCGACTGGTGCGAAGAGGCGTTAAAACCGCTGCTCGCCGCGCTCGACATTAACGCCGACCACTTCCTGGGCGAGGACTTCGCCCGCAGCGGCGACTTGAGCTGTCTGTGGCCGGTGGCGCAGACGCGAGACCTCAAACTCAAGACGCCCTTCGTGGTCGAGCTGCGCAGCATACCGTTCGAGCAGCAGAAGCAGATCGCCTTCTACATTCTCGACCGGCTGCCGCGCTTCCGTGCCGCCGCGTTCGACGCGCGCGGCAACGGCCAGTACCTCGCCGAGGTGGCCATGCAGCGGTACGGCGCCACGCGAGTCGCTCAAGTGATGCTCTCCACCGGGTGGTACCGGGAGAACATGCCGCGACTCAAGGCCGGCTTCGAGGACAAAACCATCGATGCGCCGAAGGACGCCGACGTTCTGGCTGACCTGCGTCTGGTGCGCATGGAGAAGGGCATTGCCAAGGTGCCGGACAGCGCACGCACGCGCGGCGCCGACGGCAAGGAGCGCCACGGCGACACTGCGATCGCGCTGGCAATGGCCTGCTTCGCCGCCTGGTCGATGGAGGGCGGCGTAATCGAATACACCGCCGCGCCGGAACGCGCGAAACGCTGGGACGGCAATCCCGGCGAGCAGGACGCAGACCAGGCGAACGCGATCGCCGGCGCCTGGTAGGAGAAATCGGATGGCACAACAGATCCTCGACCAGTTCGGCCGCCCCATAGAGCGCGCCGCCCTCACCGAACCGCAGACGGCCCGCCTGGGGCACCTCGCCCAGGAGTTCGCCACCCACCCTTCGCGCGGTCTCACGCCGGCAAAGCTCGCCCGCATCCTGGAGGAGGCCGAGCAAGGGGATATCGTCGCCCAGCACGACCTCTTCCTCGACATGGAGGAGAAGGACGGCCACGTGTTCGCGGAGATGAGCAAGCGCAAGCGCGCGCTGCTGACGCTCGACTGGGACGTGGTGCCGCCCAGGAATGCCAGCAAGGCCGAGGAGAGCGATGCCGCCTGGCTGCGCGAGCTGTTGCTCGACGTGCCCAACTTCGAGGATGTGCTGCTCGACACGCTCGACGCAATCGGCCACGGCTTCGCCGCCCTGGAGCTGGAGTGGCAACTGCAGGGCCGCGAATGGCTGCCCAAGTCGATCACCCATCGGCCGCAGAGCTGGTTCCAGCCTGGCCGCGAGAACCGCAATGAGCTGCGCCTGCGCGATTACACGCCGGATGGCGCCGAGCTGCGGCCCTTCGGCTGGATTCTGCACACGCACCGCGCCAAGAGCGGTTATCTCGCCAGGGGCGGCCTGCACCGCGTGCTGGCCTGGCCGTATCTCTTCAAGAACTATTCGGTGCGGGATCTCGCCGAGTTCCTGGAGATCTACGGGCTGCCGCTGCGTCTGGGCAAGTATCCTCCGGGCGCCTCTGACCAGGAGAAGCTCACCCTGCTGCGCGCGGTGACAGGCATCGGCCACAACGCCGCCGGCATCATTCCGGAAGGCATGGCCATTGAGTTCAACGAGGCGGCGAAGGGCCGGCACGATCCTTTCGAGGCCATGATCGGCTGGTGCGAGCGCACCCAGAGCAAGGCGATTCTCGGCGGCACCCTCACCAGCCAGGCGGACGGCAAGAGCAGCACCAACGCGCTCGGCAACGTGCACAACGAGGTACGCCACGACCTTCTGGTCTCGGACGCCATCCAACTTTCCGCCACGCTCACCCGCGACCTGGTCTATCCCCTGCTGGCGATCAACAAGGGCACACCGGATGCGCGCCGCCTGCCGCGCCTGGTGTTCGACACCCGCGAGCCGGAGGATTTGAAGTTGTACGCCGACGCGCTGCCGAAGCTGGTCGAAGTCGGCTTCGAGATCCCGGCCGACTACGTGCACGACAAGCTGCGCATCCCGCCGCCGAAGGACGGGCAGAAGGTGCTTGCGCTGCCGGCCGCCGCCGCGCCGCCGGGGCTTGTTCCCGCCCGCGCCGCCCTCAAGGCCGGCGCGCCGGCCCAGGACGAGTTCGACGTGTTTTCCGAAGACATGGCCTCGGACTGGGAGCGCGTCACCGCCCCGCTAGTCTCGCCGATCGAGCAGCTGGCCGCCGAGTGCAACAGCCTGGAGGAATTCAAGGCCCGCCTGCCGCAGCTGCTGGAGCGGATGGACACGTCGGCCCTGACCGAGGCGCTGGCGCAGGCGCAGTTCGTCGCCGCGATCTTCGGTCGCGCTTATCCGCCCGAGGGCGGCCAGTGATGCTGCGCCTGCTCTCCCTGCCGCCCGAGGAAGCGATCGCGTTCTTCCGCGCGAAGGGCTTCAGGATCGGCTTCGACCACCGCGACGTGTGGCAGGCCGAGCACCAGGCCGCCTTCACGGTGGCCAAGGCCATGCAGCTCGATCTGCTGGCCGACATCCGCGAGCAGGTCGATGCAGCCATCGAGCTGGGCACCACCTTCGAGACCTTCCGCGAAACCCTCAAGCCGAACCTGGTCAGGCGCGGCTGGTGGGGGCGCGCCGTGATGACCGACCCGGCCACCGGCGAGGCGAAGGAAGTGCAGCTCGGCAGCACGCGCCGCCTCAAGGTGATCTACGACACCAACCTGCGCCAGGCGCACAGCGAGGGGCAGTGGGCGCGCATCCAGGAGACCAAGGCCGAGGCGCCGTACCTCATGTACGACCACACGCCCTCGGCGCACGAGCGCAAGGAACACGCCGCCTGGGACGGCCTGGTGCTGCCCGCCGACGATCCGTGGTGGCAGTCGCACTACCCGGTGCGGGCATGGGGCTGCAAGTGCCGGGTGATCCAGCTCGGCAGCCGCCAGCTCGACCGCCTGGGCGCCAGGGTCGGCACCGCGCCGCCCGAGCGGTACCAGGACTACGTGAACAAGCGCACCGGTGAGACCAGCCGCGTGCCGGCCGGCGTCGACCCCGAGTTCGCCTACCCGCCAGGCGGGCGCCAGGCCAACCTGGACAGGATGCTGGCCGACAAGGCCGCGCGGGCCGGATTGGAGGGGTCGGCATGAGGCATTTCACGCCGGCCGCGATACAGGCCCTGTGTGCCGTTTTTGGCGGCGGGTGGCTACCTACCCCCGGAAAATTTCCGCCAGCGGTTTTTAACGGGGGTTTAACGGGGTCAGTGGGCCGGTCTGGCCGGCTCCGGTCGGCCCGATTTGCCGGAAAAGCCGGTTTCCCCGGTTTTCGGGCGCCCGAATTAGTAAAACGCTTTAGCGGATCGATCAGGCCGAAACCGGCAGGATTCTGGGCATGCCATACAAACAAAGACTGGCACCAGTGAAACGCATCGACATCGCCATCCTCACCTTCGCCCTGGCCGCCGGCCGGCGCGTGCAGCTGCTGCCGGCCGGGCCGCTGTTCCGTGCCCGCGACGGCCGGCCGGAGAAGCTGCCCGGCTACCGCATCGACGCGAAGATCGCCGCCGCGCTGATCGCCAGGGCGATGGAGCGGCAGACGCCGCTGGTCGTTGACTACGAGCACCAGACCCTGCTCACCGAAAAGAACGGCCAGCCCGCGCCCGCCGCCGGCTGGTTCCGCACGCTGGAGTGGGTCGAGGGCGAGGGGTTGTTCGCCACCGACATGGAGTGGAATGCCCGCGCCCTGGAGATGATCGCCGCAGGCGAATACAAGTTCATCAGCCCGGTCTTCAGCTTCGACACCCGTACCGGCGCCGTCCTGGAAATCCAGATGGCCGCCATCACCAATAACCCCGCCCTCGACGGCATGGAAGCCGTCGCGGCGCACCGTTTTTTGTCACCCGATCAACCCGCAGAGGAGATCCGCATGAATGAAATGCTCAAGAAGCTGCTGGCCGCTCTCGGCCTGCAGGAAACCGCGACCGAGGCCGATGCGCTCTCGGCCGTCACGGCGCTGAAGGCCGGCTCGGACAAGGTCGCCGGCCTGGAAAGCGAGGTCGCCGCCCTGAAGGCGGCCACGCCCGACCCGGAGAAGTTCGCGCCGGTCGCCACCATGAAGGCGCTGCAGGCCGAGGTCGCGGCGCTGACCGCGAAGCTCAACGGCCAGGAACTCGATGGCGTGATTGCCGAGGCGATCCAGGCCGGCAAGATCCTGCCGGCCCAGGAGGGATGGGCGCGCGAGCTGGGCGGCAAGGACCTGGCCTCCCTCAAGAGCTATCTAGCCACGGCGCCTGTCGTCGTGCCTGCCGGCACGCAATCCGGCGGCCGGAAGCCGGCGACCGAGGGCGGCGATCAGCTCGCCCCGGAGGAGCTGGCCGTCTGCAAGCAGCTTGGCCTGTCCGCCGAAGCTTATCTCAAGAGCAAGGCCGCTGAAGCTGCGGCGGCCTGAACATCAACACACCTAGGAGACCACAATGGCCGCACTGACCGCCGACCGCAACACCGTTAGCCGCGAAGGGAGCGATTTTGAGCACCCGGTTGCGGCCGCCACCAAGATCTACGCCGGCTCCATCGTTGGCTTCAATGCCGGCGCTGCCGTCGCCACCAAGGGCTTGACGTCGACCACTTTCAAGGCCGTCGGCGTAGCCATCGAGCAGGCCGACAACTCGGCCGGCGGCGCCGGAGACATCCGCGTCAAGGTGCGTCGCGGCTGCTACCGCTTCGGCAATTCATCCGCCGGCGACGCCATCACCCTGGCCGATGTCGGCAGCGACTGCTACGTCGTCGACGACCAGACGGTGGCCAAGACGAACGGCACCAATACCCGTTCCGTGGCCGGCAAGGTCCGCGACGTGGATGCCGCCGGCGTCTGGGTCGAGTTCTAACCGGCATCCCTTCACGTACCCCTTCGCATTCACAGGAGAAAACGCATGAAATCGACTTACAAGTGGATGGCCGGCCTGATGCTGCTGGCCGTGGCCGTCGCCGCCGTGTTCGGCCATGTCCGTCCGGCATTCGAGTCCGAAAGCGGGCTTGCCTTCATCGGCCTGGGCGGCCTCATCATCAACCGGGCCAGCCTCAACGCCATGTTCACCGGCTTCAACACGGCCTTCAACGACGCCTTCGCTGCCGCGCCTTCCGACTGGGGCCAGGTGGCGATGGAGGTGCCTTCCCAGCAGTCGCAGGAGCAATACGCATGGCTCGGTTCGACCACGCGCTTTCGCGAGTGGATGGGCGACCGCGTCATCCAGAACCTGAAGAGCCACGACTTCACCATCAAGAACAAGAGCTACGAGAACACCGTCGGCGTCGACCGGGACCACATCGAGGACGACACCTTCGGCGTCTACCGGCCGATGTTCGCGCAGCTCGGCCAGGATGCGAAGAACCATCCCGACGAGTTGGTGTTCGCCCTCATGGCGGCCGGCTTCTCTTCGCTGTGCTACGACGGGCAGTTTTTCTTCGACACGGACCATCCGGTGGTGCAGGCCGACGGGTCGGCGGCTTCCGTCTCCAACTTCGGCGGCGGCGCCGGCACGGCCTGGTACCTGCTCGATGCCAGCAAGATGGTCAAGCCGTTCATCTTCCAGAAGCGGCGCGACTACAAACTGGTGAAGATGGATCAGGACAACGACGAGGCGGTGTTCAGCCAGAAGCAGTTCCGCTATGGCGTCGATGCGCGCTGCAACGTCGGTTACGGACTGTGGCAGCTCGCCTACGCGTCCAAGCAGACGCTGGACGCCACCAGCTACGGCGCCGCTCGCGCCGCCCTGATGGGCATGAAGGGCGACAGCGGCAAGCCGCTGCGCAAGCC